GACCGTTGTCTTCTGTTGTTGATAGGTTGTAATGCTTTTTACTTTCCATTTTCGTCTCCACTGATAACTGATGCACTTGATTGTTCATCTTTTGACATCTGTTCCGGTGCTGGATCAGATTTAGGGGTAATACTTAATTCGTTTTCTGTAGTATCATATTCTTTTTTCTCTAGGTCATTCAAAAACTTATCAACAAAAGTCTTGCCGTAAGATTTGCCAGCATCTGATTCATCATCGTAGTCTGTACCTAAAACTGCTTCTTTTTCCTTGCCATCATCTTCTACTACTTCTTCTTCCCATCCTTCTGGATGAACAATAACATCAGTTAGTGATACACCAAGTATGTCACTTAATTGTTGCTGTAGAATATCTGCTGATAGTGGATAACCAGTAACTATTTCAATTTTTGAAACCTTTGAATTACGTGCGTCACTGAAGAACATTGGGTTCTTAGTGATTGGCGTAGTAGATGTCTTTGACATCGTTTTGAGATCATATTTTGATAAAAATGATTCAATATGGTTTTCTTGGGCTTCGTCCAAGTCACAACAGAACCGCAAGGTAAATTTGTGTTCTTTAGTAGACTCTGTTAAATATTGTTTAAATGTTTTCATAATATGTTCTCTGCTAAGTAATTGCTTTCGCTCTATTCTTATTTATCATTTTTAATGTCTTTCTTCGCATTCTCTATACGTTTTAGTAATTCATTTCTATCCATTATAACAGAACCATCACTTTCGAGTTCAGATCCCTCTGGTCTAGCCTTGGAAACGTTATGATCTAACTTTGCTTTTTGCAATTGAAGTCCAATCATCTTTAATTTTCTATCTACTTTACTATCTTTTGCTTCCATAGCCGTTTTTAGCATCTGATTTGCTGTTTCTAGCAACTTAGCACCTGCATGAACTTCTACGTTCATTCCCAATGAAACCAAGTCTTTGAACGCATCTAATGCCATCTTATGAATGTCGTCCATCTCTCTATCATGTTGATTGAGATCTCGAACAAGTGGCAATGCACTATCAATCTTTTCTGTAGTTTCTAGTTCAGCATGTAAAATTTCTGACAGTTCTTTTGATTCTTCAATCGTAGGAATAATATCGTTATTCAACAACTCGACCGGAGTTTCTTCGTCAGATGGTGCGATGTTGAAAGTTTCTTCTAATTTTTTAGTCATATTACATCCTTAAATACAGTTATATACGTATTTATCAAAAATAAAGTTGCCGTTTTTTGTAGTCATAGTAGCGATACGAATAAAGGATAACGGCATCCTCACCATTTAGACATATGTAACAGCAAAGCCGAAACTTATATCAGTCCTAAGGTGTGTTATTTCTTTTTACGAGGTTTAACTTCTTTTTGTTTCTTAGTGTTGGCGTAAATATCGCCCTCATTAAGAACTCTGAACTTCATACCTCTTTTTTTAGCCCAGTGTGTTGCGGCATCCCACTTAGCATAGTTTATTGCAACTTGTGCCTGTTGTGCCCTGCCACGAGCAAGTTTTGGATTAGACTGATTTGCTGGTTTTATCTCAATCAGTTCTGCATTCTTCTTTCCTTTAGTATCTCTGTATACGACAATAAAGTCTGGAACATATGCTGTGATTTTACCAGTTAATGGATGTTGATATGTAATTCGTACTGGTTCACTTGCCCATGCCATTACGTTTGGATTGTTATCACAAAACTGCATGAAAGTCTGTTCCCAACTACTTCTGAAAGTGGGACTACCGCTTCCTGAGTATTTTGATTGGTTTAGAACTGTGTATTTTCCTTGATGGAATTTTGGCATTATTTAATAATTGCTCTTGCAACGTAAGTGTTCGGTTTAGTAGGAGTCATCTTTCCTGTTTGATATCCGAATCTCAAGGCATTATTAAAGACGAATGACCCTAAATCATTGAAAGAGAAGTCTTCTGAAATCTCATCAACAAATTCATATGGATTTATACCATATGTCTTCGCAACATTTGTAAGTTCTACTGCATACAATTCTGCTTTGGCTTCAGAAAAGCCCTTTTTCAATAATTTTGCAGTTAAGATATCTATTTTCATGATTGGTTATACTTTATTATTTTACTTACGCCCGGAGAAAATGATGATTCTGAGCCTCTTTTATATATATTCTCCACTATATCTGGTAATGCATTATTAGTTTCTAATACTGTAGATGTCGGAGTACTACTTTTTTTACTTGATGCGATGCCATCAGTTATCTTCGAGCCACTTATCTCTCTCGCTGATGTAGATAGTAGATTAGTTAACCCACCAAATAAACTATTATTAGTATTATTCATATTAAAAGAACGATTACCAAAGAACGATGATACTAATTCATTTATCATTGATGATCCGAAATTTGTAGGTGAATATGATGGAAGACCTCTGATTGCACCTTGATTTAGAGAATTAATCACTGGGTTACTGTCGCCTAGAGGACCAAATCCTGGAATATCTGAAGTATCAGCAGTTGGATTATCTGTAAAATTCCAACCATCTTCGAACTGCTCTTCTCCATCTTTCTTGGTAAACTTGCTTAGTCTTGCCGCATCTATTACCCCAATATTTGCTTTTAATTCGGCTGTCATTTCTTCAATGCCTTTATCTGTTGGATTTTGAACCTGTGCATTATATAATCTCATCAAATCAGCGAGTTTTCGTTTGTCGTCAAGTGCGTCTTGTTTATCTCTCTTCTCATAATCTATCTTCGCCATCTCATTCCCTTCAGTAGGGTCTGTTCCCTCGTATTTCTTATACGTATTTTTAGTTTTCCATTTATCTTTAAATGGGTCTTGATTTCTGGGATCTGTCTTAGATAGTGCTGTAAAATTATTTTTAGTTTTCCATTTATCTCCAAATGGGTCTTTATTTCTGGGATCATTTGGTGATAGTTGAGAAAAATTATTTACAGTGTCATAACCATCGAATGAATTTTCCAAGTCTTTAGGATATGTATAAAATGCTGGTGTTTTAAGAGATACTAACTCATCCATAAGATAATCCAGACCTTCAGTCATCCAATTTGGAAAATTAACTTTCTCGACTTTTTCTATTCTGACGTTTTCTGGTTGAATAGTCATATCAACTGTTCTTAGTTCAGAAATACTGTAATCACTAGAAGAAAAAGTAAGTCCAGTTACTAATGGATTTATCAATTCAATCTTTTGAATTGTTCCTTTACCCATATAATCAGCACTAAGATCTCCAGGAGTCTCAAGATTGCCAAAGAAGTGATATATAGATATTTTTTCAAAGGATTGATGATAATACTCATGATAGCCACTCGGTAACTTTCTACCGTGTTTGCCAACACCTGTTAGAACATCTTCTGAAGTTTTTGGTGTAACTACAGCGTCTTGGTTCTTAAAGAATTTACTATAAATCTCTCGGGAAAAGTCAAACATTTTACCGTCAATTGTATCATACATTTGAATTGTTACTTCTGGGAAATCAACACGAGTTGGAACGTAGATTCTTTTACCATATTGATCTATTGGCATCACGGATGTCATAAGAGAAATATGAGATACTGACTTTGCAAGTGCAGAGATATCTAGTGCAACTCCTTCGTCACCTGTAACTGTCTTAAACTCTATGAACCATAGATCAGAGAGTTTAGGGGCAGAGGTAATAGGCGAACCACGTTCGCCTGCAAATCCAAAACGATGTTTTGCATTAGCACTATCCGCTAAGATTCGCCTAGCGGAGTTCTTCGTGAATTTTGGAAACTTCGGTTCAGCCATTAGATAGTAACTCTTTTACTATCCGCCTGCCGTTGAATCATTTGTAAAACCTTTACTTACAAAGATATCATCATTCATTACTGCGTTATCATATTGAAGAGTCAATGTGATCGTAACTGGATCTGAAACTGCATAATCAGTTTGAGAATAATCAGCGTTAGTAATGAAACAACCTTCTAGTTGCCATTGCTCTGTCGCGTTTCCTGTGTTACCATCTAAAATTTCAATCAATGTAGAAAACTTGTAATTAGTTCCTGCTGATGGACCTAGTTGAGTTTTATGGTCTAACTGTGATTGTACCTGTGAACCAACTAACTTAGTTAGATTGTTTCCGATATCATCACGTAATGTAATTGTAATTGGTTCCCATGTGTGCTTACCCATTACGTACATACGTGAGTTGTACGAATCTAATGGAATAGACTCATGTGATACTTTTGGACGGGATACATTCATAACCTGTCTTGTAAATTCTGCTGGTATAGTACCTATTCCACCAAAGCCTGCAACTATTACACGAAAGCGATAGTTTAGTTTTGGTTGTAGAATACCTGATCCTAGTGCATCAGTTCCGGAATCTAGTGGTACACCGAATTTGTCTAGTGTTCTTGCCATTTTCTTATCTCCTATAATAGTATTTGAACTATGGTTTTAACAATAGTATTTATCTATTTTATCATTTATTAAGTCGTACTTTATTAAAATGCCCCGAGGAATCGTTTTCTGCATCCACATTCGCATCCTGCTTTGCAATCACACTCTGTTATCTTGTGGCCGCATGAACACCACCCCTCTTTATCTTCTTTAAGAAACTCTTTTTCAAACTCAAGATAGTTTTCCACTTGCCCTCTCAACCCGGCTTCTTCGTAATCAATATCTGGGTCTGGCGTCATAGGAGAATTAGTAGGTTTATAATCGTTATCAATATCTACTAGTTCGTTATCATATGTACGCTTAGAACTACAATGAGGACAAAACAGTTCTGTTGGTGTCCATTTATCAGAAGCCGCTATTGACCAAAATCCAGAACATACTTTGCAAGTGAAATGCCAGATTGTTTCTTTATAAACATTCATTAACTTTCTCCGTTGAATGCGTCAGGAGTTTGAGTCTTTACCCAAGGTCCTCTATGAATGAACTTTGCTGACACAGATACTTCTTTTCCAAATAATTCCTTTGGTGCAAGTATCATAATTTTATACTTTCTATTGACATTATCTACGCCAACTACTTCAACTTCTATTTTGTCATACTTTGTACCACCAAATGTAACATCGGTGCCAGTCAAAAACTTATGAGTTGATTCAGTTAATTTTGATTCACCCAATAACTCATTTTTTGTAGCAGTGAAGTTACTTTTCTTCCATGTTTGTTTAAGTTGTCCAAGTTTTGCGCCCATTTCAGGTCCTGGCTTCATGCCATTAGCAATCAAATCTGCTCCTGTTACAGGAAATTCTGGTACTTTAGCATCAATGTTTAAATCTTTACCTTGTAGAGTTGCTAATGCTGAAATTAAATCTTTATTAACTCCATCAGCAATCATATCTTCTACTTTCTTTTGGTCAAGTGAATTAGTTTTGTTCTTGACTAAAAAGTCTAACAGAACTGCTTCATTGTTGCTCAATCTCCAACGTTTTGCTATGTCTACTGTGTTACCCATCTGTGCTAATGCTACAATAGGATTACCACTGTCTACTATCTTGTTTAAATCGTTTGTTGTTAATCCAATAACTTTACTAACACCTGTTTTAGTCATATGATTTAAAACATCAGCAACGTTTTGTCCTGAAAGAACTTTGCTCATTTCTTGCCAAATACGTTCAGCACTTATTTTTTGTAAACCATTTACATTTGAAGTGATTGCTTGTAATGTTTCTTCGTTCCATGATGGAGTTGAAAGTCTACCTTGAAATCTAAAGTATCTTAGTATACGTAAATAATCTTCTGTAATTCTTTGTTCAGCATCACCCACAAACTTACTGACTTTATCTTGTAAGTCATCCATTCCATTAAAGTAATCAAATACATTACCTTCCATATCCATGCTCATAGCATTGTATGTCAAGTCTCTGCGTTTGGCATCTTCTTCCCAACTGCGTACAAATTCTACTTCTGCGTGTCTTCCGTCAGTTTCTTTATCAGCACGTAATGTTGTGATTTCAAATGGTTCTTTGTCTAAGATTGCTGTGATAGTTCCATGTTCTAAACCGGTAGGTTTATGTCTGATGTCTGCTTTATCAAGTATAGCCATCATCTCATCTGGAGTGGCATCTGTTGCCAAGTCGATGTCTTTAGGTGATTTACCCAAAGCAATATCTCTGACAGCACCACCTACGATTCTTAATTCATAGTTGTTGTCTTTGAATACTTTGGCTAATTTTTTGATAGACGAATTTATAACTGATGTTACATCTAGTTGTTCTTCGTATAATATTACTTCATTGATTCGCATTACTGTATTTATCATCTCCGAGTCCAGGCAATAAAAAACCCCTCACTAAGGAGGGGTTTTTAACTAAACTAGAGTTAGATTATAGTGCTTCGCCTGTATTACGAATACGAAGTGGAATATAAATAAATTCTACTGATTTAGCAGGTTGTATTGCAACATCAACCCATAACTCATTTCTGTCGATACGTGCTGGTGTGTTATTTGAATCATCACATACAACTACGTAGTCATATAAGCCTCTTTGTGAAACAAGTCTACCACAAAAACGTTCAACTGCATCTAGCATATTATCACGAGTAATCTTATCATTTTGCTCGAATAAGAATGAACGAGACATTTGGTCTAAGTTATGACGCATGTAGTTAACTAAACGTGCAACGTTTACTCTATCTAGAGCAGTAGAAGTTGCTTGTGTAGTTTTCTGTCCATAAACAGCCATTCCAGTGTTCGGGAAGTCTGCTATTGGATTAATTCTTGCTGTGTAAAGAACATCGCGTTGACCTTCACTTAGTTGTACTTTAACAAACTCATTTTCTGAGTTTACATAACCAAGTGATGAAGCATTTGATACTACGCCACGTGTAAGTCCTGCTGGAGCGAACCATGGAAATGATACTTGGTCTGAGAATGCATAAGTTCTTAATGCAATCGCTGATGAAGGCATAACTACGTTATTGCCTGACAAGTCAGTTGAGTAACCATGCGGATAATAAATTGCCGCGTAAGTTTCTGCTGGTACATTTGCTGTAGCCCATGTTTTCAATGAAGATGAATCAGGTTTCAATGACATTGGACAGTCGCCGATAACGAATGCTGTTTCTTTCTTATCTTTGTTCAACGTAATCATTTCGTCCATTAACTCGTGGTATCCTGGAGATGCAATTAGATTAAAATAAACTGCTTCAGAGCGAATACCTGTATTTAAAGTAACTGCTGACTGCATCGCTGTAACAACCATGTGTCGTTGTGCAACTGAACCAAACTTGCCTGAACCATCTGTGTTAACACCTGATGCCCAAACCCATTTGCCACTAGTATATTTCTTAACGTTATAAGTAGTGTAGTCCATGTTAATCATCAAAATGCCATTTGGATACAAATCTGGATTTGCCGTTGAAGCATGTGCTGTACGACTATTAGCCGCGCCTGCTGAATCATAAGGTGCATCATTTGAATAATGACTGAATACTACTCCGTTAGTAGATGATTGGTCTGCATTGTCTAATTTGACCCATGCTGTACCTGACCAACGATATACTGTAGGATAAGGAACAGCATCGCTGTCCATCCAGACATCGCCTGCTACTAATGATGAAGTTCCATCTTTGCGTTTTGTAGGCGCACTTGAAACTAACTGCAATTCTGATGATAGGATACTGTCTGTATCTTCTGACCATGCATTTTTAACCCAAGTTTGATTACCACTGACTATAGTGTTCTTTAGAATTTCAACTTTCAGACTTGCATTGTGCCACATAGTGCCTTCTGCGATTGTGCCTGTAATTTGAGTTGCTTTTGCTTGATAAACTAATGCTTCCCAAACAGAAGCAGAGTTCGTATTAGATGTGAAACCAAGAGCCGCTGGTGCTAGTGAAAATGATAAATTAAGTTCTTTTCCGTCAGTCTTAGTGAAACGAATTTTGTTTGTTCCAACTTTTTCAACACTAACATTTGCAGTATTCAATGATGTGTTTGATTGCATGTCTGTAATCAATGCGTCTAATGAACTTGCTGATTTTGTAAATGTTACGCCTTCAATCAAAAATGTAGTTGTAATACTTGATACACTTGGGATTATGCCTGAAGTTAAAATTGTTGTTGAAGAACCTGTATTGCGTTTTAATTCCCAATATCCAAGAGTTGCATGATGTCTAGTATAAACATCACCGATAGAAATTAAACTAACCGATGCTAAATCATCTGAACCATATGCTGGTGCTTGTACAGTAGTGAACAATGCTGAAGTAGTATTATAGATTGCTAATTGTACATCTAATCCACCGCCTGGTATTGCTAAACGTACATATAAATCACCGGCTTCTAGTGCAGTAGCATCTGATTGAGTTGTAGGAGCAAATTTAGAGAATTGAAAATCATTCGAACCTGAGTCGCCCATTACAATCCAGTTACTCGCAACTTTTTCATAATAAGTAACTTTAGCAGTAGATGTTACAACTGCGTAGTCACCTGCTGAACCAAATGTGTTCAATGGAGCCGCGAATCCTGATGCATTTATAGTATCAACGTTACCAGTTCCTGGAGCATCATTTAAAACTGTTGCTGTTGCCGCTGCCCAAGCCGTACCAGACCATTTAAATAATCCAAATTTTGAAACTGATGTATTATGCCAATGCGTACCGTTTGTGATTACGCCTGCTGGCTCTATTGAAGATGCCTCTAATTCTTTTAGGTCTACATTTGCTCTAATAACGTAAGCATTATTTGATACACCTAGATATTGATATGCCGCTAATAGTCCATATTCGCTTGTTTCAGCGCCTTGAACTACTGAACCACCGACTGAATAAAATTTTGGTTCGCCGAATGTTTCGACTAACTCTCTTTGTGATGATACTAAAAAGGCAACATCTGCATTTGCTGGTTTTGTTCCAGTTGCAATAGCACTGCCAGATGCGTCTGTTTTGTTACTTGCTGTTGCAATAACTAATAATGGTAGGGTACCTTGTGTTGCCGCAATGTATTGCGACTCGTCACTTACTGTAACTGATACTCCGGGTGATACTAATGTAGCCATGTGATTTCTCCGTTTGTTTGAATTGATTTGCTAGTACTATTTAGTCAATATTAAGAAAAAACACTGTTTTAAGGGTTAACTACGTAGACAACGTTGCGGAAACTTGACTATATAATGCTTCAATACTGCCATCATTATGTATTATATTACCAAATGTTTCATCCTTGTCTATCCATCTCCATTCACTTTGATGTACGTCAGAATGATAGTCTTTCATTAGCGATGATGCGGGATGATGATTGTCTTGTATCGCATATCCCCACCACTGAGGTAGTTCACCTCGTCTGACATTCCAAATCTTACCACCCAAATTATTGATTACGTCAATTTCATTCTTGAATCGTACATCAGGAACAACATAGTTCGTTTCTGAATTATTTAATATCTCTTGCTTGACTAGACTTACCCAAATACCATCATAAAATCCATTACGCATACAGTCTGTGCCGAATTCTTGAAGTACTAATCGAGGAGTAATTTCTCTGCCTGTTTCATTTGTCCAAAATTCGTCAACAGTTTCACGCCAATCTCGGCTTTCGTCTGTGTCGCCTTCTAGTAGTTCTCTATTCCATCCAAATGCAGCCGCCACTCCGTCTTTCAACTTGTCTGCGAAACTAATTTTAGTGAAATTGTGTTGCTCAACGAGAATGTCTGCAACTGTACCTTTACCTGAGCCGATTAAACCTGCAATGCCTATAAT